GCAGGATTTTGCTTGCTACCCACAACAGCGAAGCTGGTTTGAATGATGAATATCTTTCATTGATCAGCGGAACTAAGAGTTGTAACTATACTTGTAATGATTTTAGCGAATGGGATGCTTCTTTTCGCACACCGTTCGCACGGTTAACGAGTTTGTTGCTTAAATTGATGGGTATGCCTGTAGATATGATTTATTGGTTTGAGAAAAATCGCGAAAACTGGCAAATGGTTTATCGCAATCAATTCGGTTCAACTATACTAAATGGTTCTGAAAAACAATTTAGTGGTAATCCTTTCACCATCTGTGAGAATACCATCGGCAATATGGCCCTATGTTTTTCTTTGTTCAAGTATAATAATTTCCAATTTGGTATGTTTAAAGGAGATGACTCAGCTGTCGGTTGTGATAGTTCTTTAATGTTACCTATAGCTAAAACAATTTTAGACTTCACCGGTCATGGTTTGAAATTGCACAATAGTCCCATCGGCGAGTTCGCTGGCTGGTTTTTGTGCGAGGACGGTCTTTTTCCGGATGTTGTTAGGTACACTGCTAAATTTATTAGCAAGAATTATAGAGATAAAGATCATTTTGCAGAAGCATTATCTTCTTTACAAGAAAGATGTTCGTCCGTCAAAACCGAAAGTCAAAAACAAATCGGTTGCCAGATTCTTTCTCTATATTATACACAGACTACCAAAAACCCCATTTCAGCGGAACAATGCAATATTTTATTTCATTTTCTTAAGCAAAGTAGGAACATAGATTTTAGTAGTTTACATTTAGTTAACAAATCTATGTTAAATTTATAGTTTATTTTAATTTGTTTTTATTCCATTTTAATTTGATATTCTTTTTACTTTAAATATCTATTTTACATAAATTATATTAATTATTACCTTTGTTTAATTACTTTTAAATTTAATTTTATTGCTTATTATGGCTGAGATTGGTACGAATCCTTCTAAAGACACTTTAGTTGGTTCAGTCGCTGGTTATGATCTACATACCTTGACTGAAGCTGGTGCTTCTTATGTTATTAAGAAAATTCACCCTCCCGCTCCTACTCCGATGAGTTATTGCGGACGACCTTCTATTATGTCACAAGAAATTTGTACCTTTGAAACACCTGGCGAAACGGATATACGCCCTATACTTATCGAGAATCGTAGCAATTCAGCCGCCAATCCCGATTTGGTATATAATTATCCGGACACAATGCTATTCCTCAATCTTCCCGGTGGCGTTGTTTCTCAATACGTCTTCATGAAAGCTGGTGATGATACTTTTGTCCAACAAACTGGTATCAATATGCCTACTGGTGTTGCTTTACAAGCACCAGTTTGCTTGAATGCAGGTTTTGATTGGCGTAATAATTACAGCAGGGAAGTAGGTAGTCATTTGTTAGATTACAAGTCTGTCACCACATATTGCAATGCCACTAATTTCAATAATCAAGGTTTGATTTCCACATCGAAATTTAAACCTGATATAATTTTCAATACCGTTGAAAATTTTGCTTTAACTCTTGATGAGAAATCAAAAGCTAATCTTTATGCTGCAACAGGACACCAACCTAGAAATAAAAGAAATAATCATGATGATTTTGAAGTTATTGATAGTGTTGGTGCTCCCAATACGCAAGCTAAGTTTCAGTTTTTGAATTTCGGTACCCAAGAAGCAACTGTTACTGATCAGTATGGCATGAAGTATATTAAGGGGCTATTTCCTCAAAATATTGGTGAGATACAGGCTATGTCTCGCAACAACGCTACCCGCCCTTTCAAAGAGGGTGCTTTTGATGTTTCTCGAGATGCACGAGAAACACAGGATTTAATCAACAGACCGCTTTTAACTAGTACAGCTTTAGAAGGACAAAATCTTCTTGGTACTTTAATCTGTTGGTATAATCCTTTAACATTTCAAACGTATTATGTACGATTAATTGCATCCATCGATTACAATATCAACAACATGTTTTCCAAGGCTTGTGATATACCATGGTCTGATACGACTGGTAGTTTTACTTTGATTCAAGGAATGTCCGTTCCAACAACTGAATCGGCTGTTGTTTCATTAAACAACTTACCTTATGCTTCTATTAAAACTATTAACGGATGGATGGTACAACCTAGTCCACGTTCCAGTTTAAATGTTTTTAATAAAGAACTACCTTTACCTGACCAAGCTTCTATTAACATGATTGCTACCATCAATCGTAATCGACCTGATTCTTTGCCTGCCTCTGAAAATGATTTTGCCTCTATTGCCTCTACTTTATTATCCTTAGCACCTTCTGTTATTAGCATTCTTACCACTTTATTTGGTAAGAAAAATGAAAAGAAGGAACGCGGTGCCATCTCTTCTGTTAGAGCAACACCTTCTTTTGTTCCTCCTAATACTAATACTAGGGCTATTGCATCCGGCATGAGGGCAATGTCTATCAGAAGTAAACCAAAGAACAATAAGAAACCAAATAATAATCAATATGTCGCTAACAACAAGAATAACAATTCTAATAAGAATAAGAATAAACCTAAAAATGTCTCCATTAAGGGGAAAATGATATCTAAATGAATATACCGGCCTACAACACTGGTTTTTATCATCTGATAGATTTTTCTCTAAATTTACTTGAGATATTAGATGATTTTGATTATTCACATTCTTTTGTTTCTGCTGTTTATCACCGTATTGATTATTTTGATGACCTTTCACCTTTAGAACGTTATGGTCTTTTAGTTTCCCTTTATATTCGCTTTGAACGAAATCAATGATCACGTTATGCACCCGGTTAGTGATCTACTCGAGGTTTTCC